CTGATTATGTGTTGTTTAAAAAAACAACCCCAATAGTGTGCATTGAAGACTCGAAAACAGCACCGGTGGGCAATGCAGTACTGCAGCGCTTAGATAAATTGTGGCCACTTTTACTAGATGATAGCATTGAGTGTCCGATTATTTACATCGGCCCCAAAGAGGGACTAGATGCTAGTCAAAACAAAATGAGAGGGTGGTCGCAAAGCTGGTTTTATAAGAATTTTGCCAAGGATAGGCCGGATGCGTTCTTATTGCTAAGCAATGAAGAATCAGTTTGCCAAAGAGTGTTCAGTGAAATTATTGCGATAATTCAAAGTGATATTAACGGGAAACGAGTAGTGAAACAAAAAACAACACAGGCCGAACTAACAAGACTGCATAACGCCATGAGCAAAAATATCAGAACTTATTCTGATGACACCTTTAGGGGCAAATTGTTTAAACCAGACGGCACGGACGCTCACCCTGTTCAATCAACACTTATGGTAATTTCGGAAACCAGAGCAGCGCTGGGCATGCCATCACTCAACATAAAGCTGAACAACACCCATAAGCAGAAATTTAAGAATTCTAAGTCGAAAAGAGTTGTAAGAACTATGAAGCAGGGACCGGTGTTATTATGAAAAATACTATATCCGAGACAGACGTAATTTTAAACTTCATGGAAGATATGAAACCTCACATCATGAGGGCCCCTGCGCTTAGCTTCGAGTTCCCAGCAGGCTCTTGGGCAGGTAGCAAAAATAGAAATATAGCTGACATCCATGGCGGCATTGTTTCCGGGATTGAAGCAAAGCCAACCTTTGCATCTGCAAAAGCCGACTACTTGAACCCCGATAAAAATGCTGGGATTATGCATTATATTTATTCTTCTCAAGAAGTGGAGGAAAAGCAAGTTTCTTTCTGGAAAAACAACAATATTTCTGCATGTGTTTATTTGACAGGGACTAGCAGATGGGCTATAATTAATGATATTGACAATCTTTTTGAAAGATTGCTTCCGCTCTCAAAACAAGAAAAATGAAGTATTTAGGTAATAAAAATAGACTAAGTGATTTTTTAAGTCACAACATGCGTCTTGAATCTAGACGCAACACCAAAGCGCTTGACTTGTTTTGTGGTACTGGTGCAGTTTCTTTGTTATTTAAAAGTTATGGAATCAATACCGTGTCAAATGATTTTTTGAGTTTTTCTGCTCACCGCACAAGATCAGTTTTACTTGATCAGGCGCCACGTAGGCCACATGCTATAGAACACAATAAGGCACGCGGCTTTATAACTCAGAATTACTCAGAAAGTTCTGGAGTTAACATTTTTAAAACGGATATTGCAGAGCACATCGATGGTGCCCGTCTTTGGATAGATGAGGTGTCGAAACAACTCACACCACAAGAATTTTCTTACTACTTGGCACAAACCATAGAAGCGGCAGATTTTAGATCAAATATCATGGGCTCCTACGAGAGCTATTATAAGGCCGGCTGGAGAAAGCAATGTGAAAAACCTTGGCGAGTGAAAGATTTTGAACTGGTCGACACGCGGGGCTCAACTGAGCATGTTGTATGCAATGATGACGCCGCTCAATTCTTACAGAACAACGTAGATAATTACGATTTAGTCTATCTCGATCCTCCCTACAACTCTAGACAATACTCATCAGTGTTTCACGTATTGGAAACAATCTCTAAGTATAATAATCCTGCAGTTAAGGGTGTGGTTAGAAAAAGCATTGAAACGAGTGATAAGAAATCAAAACTATCATCTAAAAGAAATTGCCACGCGGAAATGAAAAGGATTATTAATTTGTGTAGCGAAAAAACAAACGAACTGTTTGTTTCATATTCCAATGAGGGAATAGTACAACCCTCCGAATTGGAAGAAATGATCGGGTTAAAATTTAAAAATACTGTGGTACACGAACTCGATTACAGGAGATTCAAAACCAACAGTAGAAAACAAAGCAGGAACAACAAAGTAAAGGAGTATTTGTTTCATGGAATTAAATAAAGTGTATAATGCTGATTTGTTTGATATTATCGACGACGTTGTAGGGGACAAATCAATTGACTTGGGCATATTTGACCCGCCATATAACATATCGTCAACAAGTACAGACGTCTTAAAGTATGAAAAATCACTTGGTCAGAAAAAAGGTATCGTAGGTTTCAATGAAGAGTGGGATAAGTTTGATAGTATAGAACAATACATAACTTGGACAGATTTATGGCTGCAAAAAGCCTTCTCGAAGTTAAAAGATGATGGCAGTCTTTTTATATTTGGTTCATACCATAATATCGGGCTTGTCAATTACGTATTGCAAAAACAAAATCGCATGATCATCAATGACGTTGCTTGGTACAAAAGAAATGCGGTGCCCAATATTGCATGCCGCAGGTTACAGGCATCATATGAAAGTTTATTGTGGGTCGCAAAAGATAAAAAATATAGATTTAACTATAAAGATGTAAAATCAAAAGCCTATGCTGGGGATTCTATTAAGAAAGAAGGCAAGCAGTTGCGTAACATTTGGGATATTCCAACAAAGGCTGAGAAAAATTTTAAACACCCTTCCAAGAAGCCAGTTGCAGTAATAGAGCGATGCATTGATGTTGCCGGCGTGAAAGGCGGCACAGTTCTTGACTTCTTTGGTGGCTCTGGCACAACTGCTGTCGGCGCATTGAACAAAGATATGAATTATATTTTGATCGAAAAAGAACGAGAATATTATGATATGTGCCTCAGAAGAATTCGAGAACAAGGAGTAACAAATGAATAAGAGCACACAGGTTGTAATGTTTTCGTCAAAGACGGGAGAGTGGGCCACCCCCCAAGATTTTTATGATAAACTTAATTGGCGTTTTGGCCCATTCACACTTGACCCTTGCGCAAGCCCGACCAACGCTAAATGTGGTAAATTTTTCACAGAAGACGATGATGGTTTGACAAAAGATTGGGAAGGGCATGTGCTCTTTGTTAACCCCCCATATGGGAGAGGAATAGACAAGTGGATCGAAAAGGCATATCGAGAATCGCGAAAGGAAAATACTCGCGTCGTGATGCTGATCCCAGCGCGCACAGACACAAAATATTGGCACGAATACGTCATGAAGGCTGATGAGATCTATTTTATTAAAGGTAGACTCAAGTTTGGAGACAGTGAGAATTCGGCGCCGTTCCCGTCAGCAGTTATTCATTTTGATGGTGCAGCCCACCAACAAGTATTTGGCGCTATGAACAGATAAGGAGAACAGAATGTCAATTGATAAAATTAATGCAGCTTTGCTGCTTTTAAAATCGAAAGCCGTGGAGACATACGGCGTAATGAAGGATTGCAGCTCTAAGCAATCTGAATTCGGAGACGCAGAAGAATTAGCTAAGCTAGCCCTTAGCCTAGTACAGTTTGAGGGAGCCTACCATACTCTGCAGCAGTATACAGAAGATCTGTTGGCCTCCGAAGCTACGTCCTCTGAAGTTGATGCCGCGACTGATACAGAGGCCTCAGCACCGCAGGAAGAAAAATCTATTACGGTAACGGCCGAGAGATCTCCAACCTACAGGAAATCCATGGAACAGCAGCGATCAATTAGAAAGGGCACCGAGGATGAATAGGAAACAGCGGAGAGAAGCGAAGAAGCGATATGGGCCAGACGCATCGAAAGATATCTCCGAAAAAATTTTCCAGTTCAACAAATTGCCAGACATGTGCACGGCATGTCAAAAAGAGTTCGATAAGAAAAACAAAGACATGGTTCAATCGTGGAATGTCGTTGTCAAGCAGGAAGTAGTTAGGCTCTTTTGCCCGGAATGCATCGACAAGACGAAGGGAGCCTTAAAACATTTAGGAATTGAAAATGAAAATCAAAAATCTCAATAGAGCAAAACTAAACGATATGATTGACAACGTTAATCAAGAAGATGCCGTTGGTGTTATTAAATTTTACGCAGATACCTGTCCGATGTGCATTGGACTAAGAGACTATTATGTTGACATTTCTCGAAAATTTAGTAAGATTAATTTTTACGTTTTTAATATGGCCCGCGGCCAAGGAGTTGAAGACAAGATAGGCTTCTACGGCACACCAACGATTTGTATGATTAAGACAGGAGAAAGACACAGTATAACGGTCATGGAAGAACCTGAAAATCCAAATAATCAAACATGGTACAAATCGGAGGATATTATTAAGTTTATAAGGGACAACAAGGATCAATGAAGAACACACTCACATATGACGATGTGCTGCTGATACCGCAGTACTCGGATATTAGGACACGCACTGACGTCGATGTAAGTACCGATCTAGGAAAAGGGTTAGAGCTGCTTTTGCCAATAATTGCCTCGCCCATGGACACAGTTTCAGAGTGGGAGATGGCTCGAGCCATGTCTTACTCGGGCGCTACGGCTATAATTCATCGATATAATAGCTGGGAACAGCAGTGTTCCATGATTAAAGATGCCACTACTGCTGGCGCCAAAATAATAGGAGCAGCCGTTGGCATTTCGGGAGACTACTTGAAAAGAGCCGAAATGAGTTTGCAGAGTGGTGCAAGTTTTATATGCGTCGACGTGGCCCACGGACATCACATTTTAATGAAAGAGGCGCTAGCTGAATTGCGAACTCACCTTGGGGAAAGCGTGCATATCATGGCAGGAAATGTTGCCACCCTAGAGGGTGTTAACGATTTGTCAGACTGGGGAGCAGACTCAGTAAGGTGCAATATTGGCGGCGGCTCAATTTGTTCTACTAGAATCCAAACTGGCCATGGCCTGCCTGGTTTGCAAACAATTATCGATTGTTCCAAGACAGACAGGGACGTTAAAATTATTGCCGATGGCGGTATCAAAAATGCCGGTGACATCGTTAAGGCCCTTGCGGCCGGCGCCCATGCGGTCATGTGTGGATCTCTTTTGGCTGGAACTGCCGAGACTCCCGGCAATGTTTTTACGGACAACAAAGGATTTAAATTTAAAACATACAGGGGCATGGCCTCTAAAGAAGCTCAAAAGGATTGGAGAGGAAAATATTCTTCCTTCGAGGGCGTTGCAACAAAGGTTCCTTACCATGGTCCTGTCGGGCCCATTCTTAGCGATCTGGGGAGAAACATAAGATCTGGACTCTCCTACTCTGGCTCCAGAAGCCTAGATCAGTTGAGAGACAAGGCGCGCTTTGTAAAACAAACAAGCTCTGGCCTCAGCGAGAGCAGAACTCACATTCTTGCGAGAAACTGGTGATGGCTCAAAGTCTGCAGTACGGGAAAGAGCTAAAAAAGATTGTATTCGAAGAGACGGATCACCAGCACGCCAAGTTTATTATAAGATTGAGGCACAACTCATTAACTCAGTCAGATTTCTTTAGAGCAGTTATTGATGGCTTTATTGAATCGGACGAAAGGATATGTTCCTTTATAGAAGACTATACGAAAGAGAGAAAACTCATGAATAAGCAAAGAATTGAAAAATCAAGAATGCTCAAAAATTCTGGCCAGCAAAAAATGCGAGATTTTGGTCTTTCGCAAAGCGAGATCGAAGAAATATTCGATATTTTAGAGGAAGAGGTGCCGGATCTATGAGGGGAGATGGTCTATTAAAGTGTGCTCGACATTGTATCTCAAAAGATCTAATATGCCCCGTAAAAGAGTGTAAACATAATATAGAGTATCAGGAAGATAATAACTGTGTTTTGGTGGCTATCTTTAAAAATGGCAAATTAACATTAAGAGAAACTGCCGCCAGATTGGATATTTCTTTCGCGAGAGTTAAACAACTACAAGACAAGGCCTTGAAAAAACTGAACTCTAACCCAAGCATACAGTGGTTTAAATTTTAGTGCTTTTATGAGTTTTGGTTACTATTTAATGGTGAGTTTATTTTAAGGAGAAAGTCACAATGGCTCAGAAAACACTTTTAAATGAATCTGAAATTCGTAGATTCATGAAGCTCGCTAGCATTGAACCGCTAGCTGAGAATGGATTTGGCAAATTTACTAAAGACTCATCGATCGACGAAGATGCCGAAGAGGTCGTTGAAATGGCCGTTGAAGACGAATTAGAAGATGAAGAGCCGGCCATGGACGCAGCCATGGGTGACGTTGATGTAGACGTTCCCGTTGAGGACCCGGTAGATGTTGAGCCACCTGTCGATGACATGGGCGATATGGATGCCATGGACGCAGGCGGCGACGTGGAAGATCAATTTATGGATTTAGTACGCCAACTGGCAGATCTGGTCGGAGTCGACGTTGATATGGAAGATGGTGGCGATGTGGATGGCGAGATGGACGTAGGCGCCGTCGACGACCTTGGCGGTGAAGGGGGTGATGATGATATCGATGCCGTTATGGAACCCGAAGAGGAAGAAGAAGAGGTCGATGTTGATATGATGCATGAAGATGGCACTGAGGATTCGGACGATGATGCGCCCGGCTCGAGACACTACCAAGAAGGCAAGGAAGATGATATTGTTGAAGAAGTTGCCCGTCGTGTCGCTGCAAGACTTCAAGCAGATAAGAAGCAAAGCGAAGTTGCTGAGAAATTGGCAGAAAGAATTTTTAACAGACTTTCTGGCAAATAATCTTGATTTACGTTCTTTAAGCTGTTATAATAACCACTAAGGTTCTTAGTGGTTATTTTTTTTTGGATATAAAATGGGTTGGGAAAGTTTTCTTTTATACATTTTAATTTTTATTTTTGGGTATGTGACCTGCAAGACGTTTTATTTTCTTGCTGGCGCGCGAACTTCCGTGTTGATGATCAAGCTCGCGCATGTTATATCTTTAACAATTTTATCTAAGTGTATTGAGGCATATTCTTTTGCAACGTACACAAAATTAAGAGCCCTTTCGAAGACCGGAGTGGTCCCCGGAAGCGAGCTATACGAAAAAGTCAAACAAAAAGACAGAGAAGAAGTTAAACAATTTAAAGAAACTACTATATTGGCTATAATCGCCGCACATCCGGAAATATTTCGCACATTGGTCTCGTTTGACGACTGGAATACGGCAATGAACTATTTACAAGAGAACAGGCAAGTTGCTGCCGTGTTCTTGATGGAGGGTAATAAGGTTGATAAATAAGGTTAAAAAGAAGCTGTCGGAATTGATTCAAGACGACGACGCAAAAAGTAAAAAGAAAATCGTAATTGTTGATGCAGACTCGCTGGGTCCTGAAGATTTGGCGCCTGAACCAGATCTTAGGACAATCGGGCTATTCGGAGATGTGTCAGAAGAAAGAGCAGCTGAGTTGGTTCAGGCACTCTTATTTTTAAATGAGCTAAATGTCTTAGAACCAAAAGAAGAAAAAAGAAAGCCCATTGAGTTTTATATATCGACTTACGGCGGAAATGCTGATGATATGTTTGCGTTGTATGATGTGATGAACTTTGTCAAAAAAAACAGCGCAATACAAACCATAGGCTTAGGCAAGGTAATGTCGGCCGGAGTTTTGTTGTTAGCTTCCGGTACCCAAGGTGAGAGAAGGATCGGTCAAAATTGCCGCGTTATGGTTCATAATGTAATAGGCACTTCAGCCGGGTCTTTGCCAAATCTTGTAAATGAATTGTCTGCAATCGAGCAGCTTCAAGAAGATTATATGAATGCACTGGTCGAAAATACAAAGATGACAAAAAAGCAGCTTAAAAAAATGCTAAACGAAAAAGTAAATATCTAC